GGTGTCGGAGTCGGAGTCGGAGCCGGTGCCGGTGTCGGAGACGGAGACGGAGTCGGTGTCGGAGTCAGAGTTTTCTGTTTTGGCAGGCGCAGGCGCAACCACTACGGTGGGACTGACAACCTGTTCCAACTTCGGCTTGTCCCGCCCGAGCGACACAACAATGCGCCAGCATGCACCGTCGCCACCCTCGAGTACAACCTTGTGCCTGTCCCCGGTAGAAACGAGGACAGACGATCCCGTAGTGCGCGAAACTCGTTCCACACGTTCTATACCATTGCTGTCGGTGGTCTCGACGTAGTCTATGAATGATCCCTTTACGACCACGTAAAAAAAGGCACCAGAAGAGGCACGAAGAGGACCCTCGTCACTTTTTACGATCTTTTGGACGAATATGTTTACGGGCGGCCACCGCATGGCCGGTGGGATAAGCGGACTATAGCTGTAACACGAAACGCTCTTCTCCCCGTCCTTAATGGCATGGCGGCGACCGCCCCGGAGAGCCACTACGTCAAATATCGCCACGCTAGCGCGAGCCCCAATACACAACACACTCGATATGCAGCCGATCGATACTAACGCGGTCGTTACGACAATGTTTCTCCCAATGGAAGTCATAGCGCGCCAAAACGCGGAAATATATCGAGACGGATACACAGCAGCGTCCATCAGCTTGATCTCATCATCATCCGATTTGGGCATCTGGCAAACTCGATATATTCCTAAAATACAATATTGTCTGTAATCCATTTTCGTATTTGACGATTAGTGGGTTCCATGATCTTTTCAAGACCCTCAATGTAACTCTCGTGCTCACCCTGATCACGTTGCATGCATAGCAGTGTGTGATACATAATCTGCATCTCACTCTCACCATACACCCTAACGATCTTCACGAAGATCGTATTCAAATCGCCACCCTCCTCACGCGCCCCGACCCCACCACCCGAAGCCACCGAAGACGTCTCAGCGGAATCCACATCATCCAAACTATTCGACCGTGAACTCTTCCGCGACCCGCTCATCAAATCGCCTAAATCAATCCGGGGCGCTATTCCCCAATCGGGGTCCCCTACAGCGGTGGAGGCACCGGCAAGCATTGACTTGTACATATGTAGGGTATGCAGTAGAGAGTGCTTATCGGAAGTATTATAGGTCTGGACTAGTCTATCGATGCCATCCATCGCCATCGTTCTCACGAGCTCGTACAACCTCGCGCCGATCAGGTCTTTGCCCAGACCAGCGGGTTTGTAAAAGGAGATAAAGCGGGTGATCACGTTGAAAAGGAAAAAGAGATCATCCTTGTTATCATTGTTGTAAGCACGAAGTATACCTTGAGCCCAAGTAGGATGTTGCACGTAGAGCAAGTTGTTCTGGATGGTTACCTTGGTCCCTGTAGGGCACACCGACAGGCATGCTATGCGGGCCATCGCTTGCATGGGCTCGAGTATGGTTTCAAATCTTTCTTTTGGCCGTGAACTAAGAAGACCCCTATATAAACCATGAAGCTTACTCATGTGGTATAGCCCAACAAGTGCTTTAGGTAGATTGCTCGCCATATACTGTGGTGGGAAACTTTGTGAGAAAGACATTATGGGTAGGTGTTTGTTTTCCGTGTGGCAGGTCATATTTCTGGCAATAGGTGACGCACCTGTGAATGGCGGTTTTTCTGAGTTGCTCGATCCGGTCGGCGTCAGGGACACGAATGAGGGAAAGCGTCGTTTTGATGTTCTCTATCTGCTGCTGGCCAAAGGCGGCGTTTATCTCCTGCAGTTTGTCAAGGAACAGTCTAGGAATGGGGAACGCGAACAACGAGGTCGGAAGACACCCCGGGTTCTTTTCCATCTCGGAGAGCAACTTGTGGAACACCTGTGCATAGGGGCCGGCGTCGCGCACGCGAAAGCCCCTGCATACGAGATATCTCTCGGAGTTGGCACATCGACTAGTCAGTGGCTTATGGATATGGACCTCGTCGTACAAGCTATTGAGAAGGAATGCGATGTCCACAGACATCCTGGAGAACATATCGAAGACTTTGACGACGAATGTTCCCCCGTGACGTTGAATGGCTGTGGCAAAAGATATCTGCGCAAGCAGAAGCGGCAGCGACTGATGCTCCTGTTTATTGTAGTCAGCACTGAAGTCAAATCCACCATCACCAGTCACTAGGTCCATACTGCTGCCGTATTTCGTGAAACACGATTTGAGATTAGCCGGGTCGAGCAGATCGCCCGTTCCGCTCTCCCCCAGCTCGACACTCGCGGTCGGATTGCGGGCGAGGTATGATTGTAGTTTTCCCCAACCGGGGACCGCATCGTCCGCGCCATCGACAAGTGTCATGCCCACATGTTGATCGTTCTCGTTCTCATGAGGCTGCCGTCTGGACCGAGCCGCTTCGAGGAAACCGCCTGGTCCCTCGGCAAGATGGAACGAACGATACGGGGCAGCGTCGCCGTCCATCAAAATCCCGTGGTCCGTGAGGATCTCATGGAGCTTGAAAAACGCACGGGAGATCGTATGTCGGCGACACACTGAAGAGCGCATCCCGGGTATCATGGTGTGCACATACTCATGAGGATTGGTATAGCGTTTGAAACAGTCCCACTCTCCGAGCTTAGTGCCGATGTCGCGTTTGGTCGCGTCTAAGTAACCCTTCAACGTTGCGCTGACACACGGAACCTCATCATCTGGGACGGTGGGACGAACGTCGGTCGCTATCGCGCTAGGCGGAATAATATAGGGGTACTTAGGCAAGAGGAGAGAGTTCATCAGCTATGTTAACAGTCGGCAGGTGTCTATGTCCCTTTCAACACCAATTTCCTTCGCGTCCTGCGCACGACGGGCGCTGCCACCTCCTGGACCTCGCTCACTGTGGCCACCGCGTCGGCCGTGGCACGGGCCTCCTCCTGCACCTCGGACTGAAGCGTATTTTGAAGTGTCTGAGACACCTTCTCTGCGTTCACATCCCGCACCTTCTTGTACACAAAGTATTTGTTCAAGAACGAGATGCGCTTCTCGGCAGGTGTCATTTTTAACGCTGTTCCATACTCGTCAGATGCGATCCGATTGCGCTTGGCATCCTGTTCCATCTGCCCATAGAGCTCCCGGAACGATCCAATCGCACCCCCGAGACCCATCTTGCGCGCCTCATCCCGGGTCGCAGGCACAAACCCATAATCCTCCAGCATGCGCGTAAGGTAGTCGAAGTTAACTAAGAACTCGCGAAACGTCTTGTTGATCGACTCCTGATACACGTCAATAGCGTATCCCACACAGCTCGAGTTAGCCTCGAAGTCGTCCCTGTCGTATCTCTTTGTAATTTCCCAGAGCTTGGCGCCTCTCTCTTCTATTGACACGCTCTCGTTGTCCTTTTTGCCCCGTAGCATGTTGAATATCTGCTGACCATCATATGTCGTGCCGATGAAATATCCCCCGGCCTTGGTGCACTCGCTAACGTTCCTAAGGAAACCGTGCACCGTGGCCGCATCCCGAAACATATAGTGAACCGCGAACTGGACGGAGCTAACATTAAAACCACTCTTTCCCTTCCCGAACTGTCTAGCCACTCCCTTGCCAAGCTCCTTTTCGTCTCTCACACCCTCACCAAACACCGCCCGGGCCACGCGCTTCCCCGTCTCCCCAAACAACCCGTCTCCGTCGCGGAAGTTGATACTGCCATTCCCATACGCATACAGCGCAAACGGCATTTCCTTGAACTTGGTGCGGTAGTTTAGGTATCTGGCACACGCTCCATCGAGCCGGTTCTCAATGTTGTCTTTGGACAGATCAACGCCGAACACGAACGACAGCTTCGCAGCTATCCACTTTGGCATGTCCCCGCCCTTACCGACCGCATAGTCAATAAGCGTGTTGCCGGGCCTGGAAACTCCCACTATTAAACGTTTCTTGACGTAGAGATTGTGGAAGTCGCGCAGCCCTCGGGTGGACGTCGACCCAACAGCCCTGTTGTAGTAGATGTCGTCGTCGGCGAGCTCGTCTGGGATGCCCGTACCCACGGTAATCATCTCCTCGGTAACCGGGTTATGAAGTGAGTGCCAATTCGTATTGGCCACATGGTAGGCGTTCCCGTAGTTCTTTCCACCTCCACGGTACTCTGCCGTCTTATCATACCGCACACGCAGGGGCACCCAGCGCCAGCGCCCTTCCTTGGAGGGGTCGTAACTAAACTCGACTATGGTCCCGTCCTCGAAAACCTCTCCTCCCTCGGTGAACATCTTATGTGCGCCCGCCGAGTCCTCTCTGAGTAAGACGTTGCACAATCCAGCCTCCGCATCATAGGGGTTTGTAGGAAAGAATTGCATAGGACGGTAATTGTCGCTTCTACCACTCTCATTGAACTGAGGGATAACGTCGTTGATCACCGCGGCACATGGGTTAAGATAACCGTGTTTCTTCTCGTCGAACCCCACCCGAAGTACCAGAGTTTGATACTGCGTAAGCTGCTCAGACGCGGCGGCATCAGTCCCACTCTGGAACACACTCTTAATCGCGTCCTGACCGCTAGACGTCTTCTCGGTGCTAACCAAGAAGTCAATGGTATTGAGATGAGCTGGCTTCCACTTGAACGCGTATTCCCAACCAGATTTGAAGTTACGAGGAACATCGCCTTGCTTTGACGCACCTACCCCCAGTCTCGCAGGGGTGAAGATAAGGCCGTCCGTTTCGTACTCGTACATACCATCTTTCTCCTGTTGCATGATCACACCACAACCCTGGAAGATCGACTGGGCAGGCGTGTCCACGTAGAAGCGCTTGTTTGTGATACGAATAGGGGGAAGCGACCCCGGCTTGATTCCCGAAGACCCAAGCTGCTTGATCAGCGCGATGAGCTTCGGTAGACGGGCGCTAGCCAGTGGATCTACATCATCCGACAACGGGACAAGTGGCAGGGAGCGCACATCCTGTTTATTTATGAAATACACGTCAAACGCCGCGTACAAATTGATGAACTCACCCTTCTTGTTGTGCAACACATGCTCCCCGTCAAGCAGCGTATGTCGGTACTCCTCGATCGCCGTACGTGCACCCGTGAACTGAACATTCATGTTTGTCGAAATGAGGTATATCTTGCCTCTTCCATCGATGTAAAGGAGCTTCCGCGCCCCATCCGCTTTTTCGGTGACGGTGTACTGTTGGCGAATATTCGGGATGTTAGAGTCGGGATTGACCGGCGCGGCATTAACTGCCTGAAGGGTGGTGGGATTGGGACCAATAAATTGGCGCGGAAACACGCGCATGCCACCTTTGTGGGAAGGGTCAAAGAGTTGGATGTAACCGTCGAGCGCCGCAGATTGTTCCGGGTAGGAGACGGGGAAGTTGGTCTCCTGAAGCCCTTTCAAAACAATCAATGCCGCTCGGCGCAGGGCCGCTGCGATTGGGCCTGCATCCCTATCACCCGGCCCAAAACCAAGCGACGCCGCGTCGACTTCTAACTCGATCTCATACTTCTCCCGGTTGTCAAACACTCCGGAATCCGCCACACTGTATTCGGGGACTAGTCGCGGCCCGCGGCGGTTAGACTCCTTCACGACACTCAAATCGGCAACGATCGGCAAAGTGGGATGGCGCATCGTCGTGCGCGTGATGTATCGGAACACCTTCTTCGACTCCCTCCAGGCATCGATCGTTCCTCTGGCGAGCGGGGACTTATTCGGGTCAAGTGTGGTCTCATTGTGGAGCGTTACCCTGAAGTTGAAGTCGTCGAAGTCGACAGGATTGGCGATCGGCACCCCGCCATCCGCTTCCCTAATCATCGTCTTTTGTACGAACCGAGCCTGCTGCGTCCCGTCGCCTAGTACAGGGAGAGTGTTGTTCCTGCAATACCTTTGCACTTGGCTCAATCCCGCGATTTCGCAGCGTACGTTCGAAAGCTTCGTCATGCCCGTCTTGGCGTCCACGTATTGAGGTGTGGCGCGCAGCATGGAGTTCGGACGGGCCGCAGCAATCGTGAACCCCGCAGACAAGAGCCTGCAAATCACGTTATCAAAGTTGATCTTCGTGATCGGGCGCACACCACGCGTACCAAACTTCAGTTCGCACTCAGGCTGAACAGCGCCGAACGCCCCAGTCTGTTTTCTCATGAACTCGTCCACTAATGTTACCAACTGTGCTGCGGCATCGATAGATGACATGTATATAAATTGGTAACATTATTTTATACCCCCTTGTAATATTCAATTTTGTCTTAAAGCGAAACGTAGGTATAGAGCGACTTGTATAGCTCTGGCTTTGTTAGCGGCTTCTGCACACCGCCCTTCATCCCGACAACGTTAAGACCAAGCGCGCTGGAAAGCTCTTCAAGCTCCGGCTTACTGTAGCCAGTCATAGCTTTCAAAAGCTTGCCTGACCCGTCCGAGCGGAACCTTTTAGTAACCAGTTCGTTAACCCTATCATCTCCCACATCATTCTCCATGACCCAAGAGTCTCTGCCTGCAGAAAGACGGACGACATTCCACGGATCGTTCGCCGATGAAGCGCCAACCTTATAGTATACGTTCCTGTGCAGGAGCACGACCGGCAAAGACTTCAGCGTCGCGATGGCTACGAAGGTCTGCGGGGACATGATCTCTTCGGAAAGTCCCTCCTCTACTTGACTAACCCTAATCTTGGCTGCTTTAAGTATAGCTTTGTTCTCCCGGACAAGTGTGACGAAGTCTATCATGCAGCTTGCCCTTTCGGAGAAAGGACTTTGTTCCGCCATGGCGCACCGGTGCTCATCATGCATAAGAGTGTATAGACACCAGAACAGTGTGTCTTGATGCTGTGGACGGAATACAGTAGCTGATTGGGCCACCGGAGGCGGCACCGGTTGCGCTTTCGGTAGTGGCGCTGGTTGCGCTTTCGGTGGTGGCGCTGGTTGCGCTTTCGGTAGTGGCACCGGTTGCGCTTTCGGTAGTGGCACTGGTTGCGCTTTCGGTAGTGGCACTGGTTGCGCCCGCGCTCGAGTTGTGTCCTTATTAACAAGTGCGATCTTAGAAACCACTAGGTCGATCGAATAACGTGAGAGTTTACCCACGATGTCATGTGCCTTCATCACGCGCCTTTGTTTCTAGGGAGCTTAATGTTCGTAGTGGCGCTCTCTCTATGGTGTTTAAAGAAACGATTAGAAAGGCTTTCTTTCGCACTCTCTTGCTGCTCAAGACATGATTGCTGCTGCTCGACATAGGCGATGTACGTCTCCAGCTTCATAACCGTTGCATCGGGGACTTGCGAGAGATTGATGAACACCCCGTTCGGATTCTCATTCAGGACAACGGTTTCGTCGTCATTGAGTATCCTCAGCGCCTCTATCTGATGGAACCTTGGCATTGCCTCTATCTGCCGCTTGGTTTTCTCAAGGTCAAAACTCATCTGACTATTGAGAGAAAAACAAGCTAGACTTCTAAGTAGTTATTGCGCCGTCTTCATGGCCAGGTATTTGGTCTTGCGCTCCATGAGCTGACCAATGACAGATATATACTTGTCGTGGAGTTCAAACCGTTGCCCGATGACCCGGACGACAATGGGGTCACCTTCTTTAACCTCACCGAAGGATGCAGAGGCAAAGTGATGGTCGCGCGCCACAAACACCACTACGGGACTGACCGGCTCGTCGATCTCTGCGCGGATTCCAGCTTTGGTAATGTTCTTAGCGATGCACCTAATATGCATTCCTTCCACTGGATTACATATCAGGCACTCGAAAGCCACCGTGAACAGTACGTTTGAAGCCTTGAGCAGCCCCGATGAATGTGTGAGTATGCGCGTAGACCCTGGACGTACGAACCCCTCAGGACCGCACTTACCCTCGTATTCGAACTGTACGATGCGCTCTAATGTCTGACGGAGACCTTTCCCGATACTCTTGAAAGGGACGACGATGTCTCGTGACAGTAGTGACGGCGCGTATATAGACGATGACCTCTTCTTGTCCGGTCTGCGTTTATCGAGCGCGACGGGGCCCCGCGTCGGTGCGGCGGAGGGCGCGACCTCTACCGGCTCCAGCGCAGGCTCGGCCGCGACCTCTACAGGCTCTACCGGCTCCAGCGCAGGCTCTACCAGCTCGGGCTCGGCTACGACTTCCGCCGCGCTTTCGACTGGGGTATTCACAACAACTAGCTTTCCTGCACGGGCACGCCGCGGTCTCGTGGCTACGGTACTCATCACTTTCCTATATTAGACGTCCATAACATTTCTTCAATTTTCACACAAAGCTCAATTTATCCAGATCACTCTCCACAGCCTCGGTTGGACCCAGAAACCAACGCTTTCCATCCACCTTCTCCGAATCATAAACGCGAAGCGTTAGCTCTTGGCGAACACACAACTCCTTCTGCCCGACGTCCCGGGTGTTTGTCGAAGTGTACTCTGCATGGCGACCTGCTACTATCCCATTCAATATTCGCAGTGTCTCGGACTTCCCCGACTGATCACATCTGGCACCCTTATGACGTTTACGATCCATCTGCTTCGTTTTAAAAACTATATACTCACTCTTGAAGTAGGCCATGAAGCCGACGATCCTGCTTAAGTCTGTTGCCAGCACTCGGTTTGACTGTATCTGACCCTTAAAGTCCGTGTAATCCTCCGCCTCTGCTTCGGAAAACACGCCCTCACCCCCTCGGCGAACATACAGCACATTCCCGTCCGGTTTGTAGAGCAGTGCGCCCTCAAAATCGCCATGCTTCATTACCAGTGTACTGAGATATCTCATGACATAACCCACTACGCTGAAACTCCCGGCGAGTTGCAGCAGCGGCATGCCTATGAGACGCAACATATCGGCTAGATCGAGCACCTCCACCATGTGTTTCACCACAGCGAACGTCAACTTCTCTTCATCCACGCCTTCGTCGCGCATAGACGACACCACACCGGCGGCCATGTCATACCATCCATCGCTTGCCTCCACCGCGGACCCTACCATGGCCACCTCGTAATCCGTCTGCATTTTTCGAATGATATCGATGTTCTCCCCAGTTTTCGCAGGTCGTCCTTCGCCCAAATCGACGATGGGTATCCGGACCGTCTTGTTCTTATGGGCAATAGGGACACTGCGATCGCGCACACCCACATTCGTATCCGTCAACTCTAATGGCTGGAAAAGATACAAATCTCCTTTATTCACCAAGTTGCCGGGTCTTCCGTACATATCGATTATATACTCGTTCTCGTCGTCCACCAACTGGGTCAGTGCGGCATTTATCTGCACCAATGGGTAGTTCCGAACGACATTGATAGAAGTAATCAACTCTTCCTTAGTGTAGAAGAACCGGTCCTTCATCAATTGGCGAACACGCTGAACGATCTTGTCTGTGTTCATAAGAATGAATGCTTCACTGAACGTGTCTAGTTTGACATCGTCTTCGTCCAAGTCAGCATCCGGTCGGCACTTGTATGCACAGTTCTCCATGTAATCACATGCAGCCGTGAATGGCTTATCCCCCACCGGGTATTGGATCGTCTTTCCTGACGATAGTTCCTGCTTAACGGTTTGACCGATATCGCTCACCGTGAACCCAACCTGCTCAAGATTGAGTAAGCAGTCGACCGCCGTTTTCTTCAAGACACGGGCCACTGCGCCGATCTGGACCGCCTTCGCCTCCGCCAGACGATATACATACAGATCGGCTGCCTCCATATTCGCGTCGTTGCCTTCGAGCATCGTACTATACAAGAATATCTCCACGTTACGTTTGGTGAATGGAAGTTTCCTATGGCTACACCATCTCACAGCTCGTCCGATGATTTGTTCTATTCGGTTCATATTGTACCAAGGCTCCAAAACGTGGACTTGCCGAATAGCAATGAAGTCCAACCCCTCTGACCCTGCTTGCGAAATCAGCACCACCTTCACCACCGACCCGTCGGCATTGGCATCCCCTGTTGCAGCATTTATCTCCTCGAGATTGTTCGGCGATATCGACTTATCACCGGTGATCATCGCGTATTTGGCCGTCCGCACACCGGCGCCAACGCGCGCACCTCGAGGCTTCATAGTGTCGAAGTCCAACGGTTCGGCAGGTGCCGCCGCAAACAGGTTCTTCGACTTCGACATGCGACCTACGTATCGCGTGAGACCAAGCTCTTCTAGTGCCAGGGCGATGGGGATCAGTCCACCTTCAATGTACTGGGAATATACAAGGACTATTCCCTCTGATCCCATGATACTTTTGGTAATAGCTGATATCTTGGCACTGTATTTACCTATCTCGCCGGGTGCAAACACACTTCCGTAGGGAGTTTCTTTGTATTTAAAATCACGTTTGACACCGTTAACCTCTTTGAACGTGCCTATGCGGGCCAGCCCCGCTTTCCCAACAAGCTCCTTCGGGTCGACTGGGGCCTCGTCTCCAGCCGCCCCGACATCACCCTTCCCTCTCCCTTTCCGTTCCCCCTTCTTCACTCCCGCCGCAGCAATATATTCGTTTAACCTGGTGTCCGGATAGACAATATTGAGCGCCTCGAGGGGACGCTGCAGCATGGTGTACCCGAACGCGTCCATATTCTCAAAGTTCGGCATTTCTCGGTAGGGAGGAATGCCATTCTCCACCGCATATCGCAGCCGGTCCACGATGTAAGTGTAGCCGATCGATTGATAGGGTGCCGCATTCGTCACGAAGACTCCTATGTGCTCGAGCGGTCGTCGTATCGGCTTACCGTTTAACTGAAGAGCAGGATACCCATGCGATGCCAGGCTATTGCCGGGGGAAAAATAAGAGGGATATATTCTGTAGGGGAACGCGTATGGGTTCTCACCGCGAACGAAAGAAACATATCCCGTGGCCTTTCTCTCCAGAAGTTCTCTGCCGACCTCCACCCCGTCACCGTCCACACGAAAAGACCCGTCTGCATCGAAGACCTGTTTTGCCTCGATGCCGGGACGCCGGTCGTTAATGTTCATGAGATTTATCAGCCAAATGACCTCCCTGTACGTGTTGTACATCGGCGTCGCTGAAAGCAAAAGGAGACGAATCCCCTCGACGCTCTCCACGAGCTTATAGAGCTCGACAGCCACCTTTTTGTCCTTGTTCTCATCGCTGATCCTAATATTGTGCACCTCGTCGATAATGACCAATCGATTACTGAAATGGCGCGCCAGACGCCTTTTCCCCACCGCGGCGGCATCGACGCCATCTGACGTACTGATTTTATTAATGTAGTTCGCGAACTCGATATACCCCAAGAACAAGTACGAACCGTTAATAATTCTCCTTACCTGCCTCACTATCTTATCCTTTGGCAAACCCTTCATACTCATAGGGTTTATCTCCTTCAGAAAGCGATTACCCGTACAAGCTCGGATGTTCCAAAGCCCGTCCACTTCCTTTAGTTTACGCTCGTCAAACAGCTGAGTGCGGAAGTTGTCTTGGACATTGGGCGAAGCCACTACAATAATGCGCTGACTTATACCCATCTGCTTCAAATAATCGCGCATCTCTTCGCCGACACCTATGGCGGAACAGGTCTTACCTGAGCCGAGGCCATGGTACAATAGTAAGCTGTTGTAAGGGGTCGCGAAAGAAAGGAAGTTCCGTACAAATAGCTGGTGCGGTGCTAGCTCGAAGTCGGCGTTACACAAGCGTTCCGCTTCTTCGGCCAAATCTTTCACCTCACCGGAGTAGCGGGTGTCGAAGAACTCCTTCTTCTCTGCGATCTTGACGTTGAACAATGGGTCGTCAAGAGACGGGTATAGATGCGACCGCTGCCCCGCGCTGTCGGAAAGCTCTAGAGCATTGAGCTGCTCCCGCCTGGTTAGCAAACCAATCGGGAGCGCCCCGTCGTCTGCTAAAGCGCGATCCACCTCCTCTGCCGTCATAGACTCTGCTACTGGCTTCTTTGCACGTGCTCTTGTTCTAGGCATTCACTGTTATACGTTAAGAATATAAACTGAACCGCGCCAGCGTATCGCTGACCCCCTGCAACATAGAGCGTTTCTCCTGGTTGTATGGACGGATGTGAGCAATGCAGTCGTCAAATGGCATCCATCGCATTGCGCTCACTTCGCTCCGCTGGCACTCCCGGGATTGAAGTGCGTCGGGGCTCATCATGGCAAGGAAATAGCGATGACGGTATGATTTGAAGTTCGAGCCGGTAAATATCTCCTCTGCAGGCTGAATGTTCTGGACCAGTGTCAGTAAATCTCTACTATAACCTGTCTCCTCATCGAACTCTCTCATCGCGCAGGTTATGTCCTTCTCGTGGTAGTTCCGCCGCCCCTTCGGAAACCCCCATTCAGGCTCGCCCCAGACCGCGGGCGTATCCCGAATGAGAGTATCGATGCTATGCATGCCCTCACCAGTCGCGATCCCACACCTGAGCTTCTCGAACTTAGAATGGGCGCACTTCTCTTCACCCCTATACTGGATGCCGATATCGCGCCCCCATAGTCCTTCCCACATCTCACCAAAGTCCTTGGTCAGAAGAGAGTGCTTCTCCTCGACCGTCATCTCGCTGAAAATGTTTCTGAGATAAGACTTATCGTGGAGGGGATACTTTCCTCTCACGAAGTCCACGTACCCGAGCGAGTCCTTGCGACATATCATCAAGTACTCAAGTCGCCCATCCTTGTACCTAAATGCTATGACGCCCATGCTCGTTATTGGGCTCTTACACTGCTGAAATATGTGCCCGCCACGACCGCAGTTGTTACAAAATGTTGTCTTCATTGCGCTATGTGTTCGTGTCGACGATGTTTTTATGTGGTTTCATGTTATGGCGCTTGAATATCGCGTGTGGGGACCGAAGTTTTGGTTCACAATACACACCATGGCCAAGATGTATCCAGACACTCCGAACGAGGTCACGAGAAAGAAATACTACGAAACTATCCATAACATCCCAGTTTTCTTCCCCCAGTTCCCGCTTGGAGACGCATTTAGCAATATGCTAGAAAGATACCCGGTCACACCTTATCTGGACTCCAAGACGGCGTTTATGAAATGGTTACACTTCATCTACTGCAAGGTCCGGGTCTCTGTGGGCGAGATGGCTGTGCCGCTTGACGGGTTCATTCGCGACTACGACGACAAATACATACCAGAAGTTATCATGGAGAAGAACGACGGGAGACTCCGGCAACAGATCGCATTGATCGGCGTTCTCGTGGTGGTTGTCGGACTAAGTATCGCTATGTATAGGCGATGAAGCAGAAACTTTTCGTTATATACTATAGGTAACCCATGGTGAAGGAACGAAATGAACAAACAGGTGGGGAGGTCATTGCGGCGGGAGGGTACGGATGTGTTTTTGCGCCCCCGCTGCCGTGTGCGAACAAACCCCGGGAACTAATGGAAAGTCGTCGCCCCGCCGGGGTCAGCAAGCTACTAAAAGAAACGGATTTGGACGAAGAGGTCAAGATCGCAAAGATCGTATACGCAAAGGTGAAAAGAATACCGCGGTTTGACGACTACTTTCTGTTCCCTAAGGACGAGTGTAAGCCCGGATTCGCGACCGCGGCGGACATCGCCGGGTTCAACACGCGTTGTGGTAGGTCGTCGGCAGCCGCACTGATGCCAACTAGGACGCCGGCTGGCACGTACGCGTTCCCGCCCTCCGCCCGCATAATCAACATTCCGCACGGAGGGCAGGAGCTGCAATCGGTAATTAAGGGCAACCTATCCAATGGAGCATGCGTTGCGTTCGTCATAGCATCTCTAGCCGACCTACTGGTCAAGGCCATCGGACCGATGAACAGAATGGGCGTGGGACACAACGACATAAAGGCTGAGAACCTCATGCTAGGCCCCGATGGCAATCTCAGGATTATCGACTGGGGTCTAGGTGGCGTTTCTTCCGGGCAGGGCGTACCCGCGTTTGTTAAGCGTCGGCCTTTTCAATTCAACCTTCCATTTTCCTGTATCTTCTTTGATCGGAACATACCGAGCATGCACTGCGGCACACCATACGATACGACGCCAGGCAACTCCTCCGTGCCTGAGATGATGAGCATGTTCATCACTTCTATTAATCATATGCCGTTGTGCGGGGACGACCTCGTGCAAAACCAACCGTCTCATTTCAAGTTCATAATGGCCAATTTCGTCCCGCTCGTTTTTGCATGTAACCCGATGATGGCTCATACAGGGGCAAGGGCCCAAACATTCGTCTACGTCTACATTGATTACTTGACCACGATTATTGAAACCTTTAGTAAGGGCGGGAAGTTCGATAAGGCAGCCTACTTCAAAAAAGTCTACCTCCACAATGCAGATGTATGGGGCATTGTAACGGCACTAATCCCCCTCTTGAGCTCTAGATCAACAGGTATGTCGTCCGCGGAAAAGAAAGAGGTCCGCGATATCGTTAAAGTCTACGCGTATAGCGCGGAACATGCAGCTAAGCCTATCCCCGTTGCAGAGCTAGCCGACCGAATGCTGGCCCTCTCTAGGAAGATGGTATCGAGAATAGGGAAGATGAAAACCTACAGCGGAAGTGCCCTCCCTGCGACGTGGTCTGACAAGCTGAGGTCAATACTTGAAGCGAGCACGGGTGCAGCACCGGTAGTACGGAAAGAGGCTGAGACAAAGGCGAAGGTAGAGACAAAGGCGAAGGTAGAGACAAAGGCGAAAGCGAAAGCAAGCGCGACGACCGCACATGGCTGCCCGGCAGGGACCCTCCATTTCCTAGGCAGATGTCGGACATCAAGCGGAAGAGTGGCGTCTGCCGCCACCCGTAAGAGCCAACCAGCGAAGAAAGCAAAACGCTGTCCACGCGGGACGCGGCGCAACTCCAAAACGGGCCAGTGCGAACCCAAGTAGGCTACTAAACAGCCGCAGTACGCCGCTATCGCACTTTTATCTTCATTACTATCAGCACACTAGTAATGAGGATTGGAATAATAGTACTCCTTATAACTGCATTCCTGATTTTCAACATGTATCACGACGGCAAGTATGTAGCCATACTGAAGTCGTGGAAGAAGTATTACCAGATGGCAGGTGTGGCGTTTATAGGTCTATCGTTGTATTTATTCATTAAGAAGAAACCGGATGAGACGCACAACGTGCTCTCGCATGCCACGGATTTGGTTAAATATATGCCTATGGACCGAAACGCAACCGACTTCCTCTCTCCCTTGCTACAGATGGGGAAGCGTGCGACGGCGTGCGCTCCTGCGCTCAACGGGGGCATGGCCGGCGGCGGTGGTGGCGGTGACGAAATGGCACGACCACAGACCCAGCGAATGTTGCAATCAGGAAAAGGCAATGCCACCAAGCGCTCGGTCGGCGAAAGCAAGAAGAAGTTCGTGGCGGCTAGCCAAGGCTGGAGATGTAAACACTGTCAAACGACATTAAAAGCCTGGTTTGAGGTCGATCACGTGGTCAGGCTTCAGCACGGGGGGAGCAACCACGTGGATAATCTGGTGGCCTTGTGTCGCGAATGCCATGGCAAGAAAACCATGACAGAAACGTTTGACTTATAGTTCTCAGGCAAGCGAGACAAGATTGTCTGCATGGTATATATACACACCAGGACACATGCAGACAACCGAAATATTGAAGCAGCTTAAGATACATAAGATACCGATCATAACGGTTCTCTCCTTGGTACTGTATGCTTGGTTGATGGTACTGGTTAGAAGAAGGCTGGAGTACTGGCGCTCACCCGAGTATGATGGTTACTTCTCTAAGGATAAGCGTCAACAATGGCTCATTGACTATAAGGGCATCATAGACCTCATCCTGCTAACGGGTCCATTTCAAATCATCCTGCTGGCCTTCTTCTTCCAGCGCAGAAAGGAACTGTTTTCCGGTCCGGAAGTAGGTGCGCCGCCAGCTCACTCAGAACGTCCGTCGGCGCTGAAGTATCTTTTCAAAGTGGGCTCCTCTATGGATTTGCTAATGCTTGCGGGCGCGCTGGTCGCGCTCATCGTCTGGATCATCAAGTCATACCAGACAGGCGACACGAAAGCCACCACAGTAATAGATGTGCTTCTGGTCTGTGTCGCACTTGCTGGCGCGTACAAGTATGTAGTACCCTACTTCTCGAAACGCAATATCGCCCTCCCCGGCATCCTGCGCATTGTTAAGGAGCTCGTGCTGTATTTGCCGTGCCTTATCCTTCGTCTGGTTGACTGGGTGAAGTTCCAGTACAAGATAACCACGAAAACGGTTTGGATCCTACTGGGGGCTGAAGTGGTGCTGATCGTAGCCCGCTTTCTGATTCCGTGGATCATGGAGAAGGCGCTCAATCACAGAAGCAAGGTCCTTCTACGCGGGCCCGCTTACCTTGACCGGGAGCACCCGGTCGGGACATATGAGAACCTGCACGCTGACCGCGACACAGAAAAGGACGGGCCATTTAGCTATAACTATGCCATCAGCTCATGGTTTTACATGAACCCGCAGCCACCGAATGTTAGCAAGGCGGCCGGCGAGAACACGCCCATTCTGGATTATGGAGGGAAACCAACCGTCTTCTATAACGGCTCTACGAACACGTTGACCGTGACCATGCAGAAGGCCAAGGGCAAGCACGTCGATGACGGCAAGCGGACCATCCATCTCTTAAAAGGCTACAAAATGCCTCTGCAGCGCTGGAACCATATTGTTCTTAACATGAAGGGTGGTACGCTCGACATATTTATAAACGGGGAATTGGTGATGGCGGGCGCGGAGGCAGTCCCCGCGATGTCGTTTGACAACCTCGTCATAGGGTCGGCTAACGGTGTGCAGGGCGCCGCGGCAAACGTACACTACTATAAGGAGCCTATGTCCCTGACGCAAATATCCCTTGCATACAACGCGTACCGCTGGAAGACACCTCCGGTGTGACAATATTTTGTCGTTGATATATATACACATGGTCTGGAAAACAATCTTGATTGTGGCGGCTGTCATACTAGCGATCTATCTGTTGGTCTGGTTGTTTAGCTCGAACGCTACTACCCTGAGCTCAATGCAAGACGCTTCGAAGGAGACCATCATCTCTGCGGACAAGCTTCCTGCCGCCGGGACCAATAACTACACGTACTCGATATGGTTTTTCGTGAAGGACTGGAACTACCGGTACGGAGAAGAGAAGGTTGTACTCGGCCGGGCGGGAAGCAGCAGCGGCGCGGCCGGCATGGCCACCACTTTAGGCGCTATCGAGAACAACCTCAAGGTGTCGCTCGAGTGCTATCCGTCGTCGAGCGGGAGCTCGGGCGCTTCGGTGATGCACGATTGCATTGTGGACAACGTTCCTATTCAGCGCTGGGTCAATCTGCTGATCAGTGTCAATGGTCGCACGGTCGACGTCTACCTGGATGGCAAGTTGACCAGAACGTGTGTGCTGCCGGGTGTCGCAAAAATCAACCCTGGATCATCGGTCCATGTAACACCGGGCGGTGGCTTCTCTGGCTTCACTAGTCAGGCGAAGTACTGGCCTAACAGTACCAACCCGCAGGAGGCTTACGACATCTATCGGGAAGGGTTCGGTGGAAGCATACTCGGCAATCTGCTCGGTAAGTATAAAATTAAGGTTGCTTTCATGGAGGACGGCGTGGAGTCCGGAAGCTTTCAGATATAAACACGGGAACAAGCCAGCGTTGGCAGCACTACCAGAAGCGCTAGCACTTGGCAGCACTACCCAAACCAGTATACTATATATTTTCTTCAGGTATAGTATACTTTCATGTCTTCGTCGTCTAGCTCTTACCATAGTCCTTTTTCCGGGTTGACGTCATCGCTATCGGCCCCGTTCTCAGGCCTCGGGTCCTCATCGTCTTCCGGGTCTGTGTCTCGGGGCGCGAGTGGGTACGCAGGTCCCGGGAGCTTCATGCGATCAAGCCCATTTAGTCGCTTCTCCTCTAACAAGTACGTAACCGGGACGCGCGCCTTCCTGGAGTCAAACAGTGTTGTGGCCAAGTTCGCATTCCTGCTCTTGATACTGGTGATCTTCATCATACTGCTACGCTTTGGAGCGTTTATCATCGAGCGGGCGTTCTCACCCAGTAACAGTCCGATGATTATCGATGGTATGGTCGACGCGCGCCAGCTCATCGTAGTACCACAGGACCCATCTGTTAAGGGGGCCAAACCAATCCTCCGATCTGTCAACCAACAAGAGGGACTTGAGTTCGCCTGGGTGTGCTGGGTGTACATCGAGGACCTTGAGTATAAGAAGGGCCAGTTCAAGCATGTGTTCCACAAAGGCAGTGATCGCATACACCATGATGGCGACATGGCGGGGTTGAGCCAGCCGAACAACGCACCTGGTCTCTACATCGCCCCCGATACCAACGAGCTGGTCGTTGTCATGAACACGTTCGACACGATCAACGAGAAGATAAGCATCAGCGACATACCCATGAAGAAGTGGGTGTGCGTGGTCATCCAGTGCAGCGGAAGAAACCTCGATGTCTTTATCAATGGTACACTTGCCCGCCGCCACGTACTCGCGAGCGTCCCGAAGCAAAACTACGGCGATGTTTACGTCGGAATGAATGGAGGGTTCTCCGGCTACGTGTCCGCACTGCAATACTTCGACCACGCGCTCGGTATGGCCAAAATCCAGTCCATCGTGAATGGGGGGCCCAACCTCAAGATGAAGGCAGACGATCTCACGAAGACCAAGCCGAAATACTTGTCGTCTAGGTGGTTCTTCATTGGAACCGAAGACGGATACAACCCTTGAAGGAGTGTAGGTAACATACGAACATTAAAAATAATGTCGTATGTTAAAGATGGTTATCCCTACCCAATATGTCGACCCTTCAGATTGCTCGGGAGGGGTGCCGTTCCCAACACCGGGGGCGCCCCCGTGGACGAGGTTCAGGCCGTCGTGTATCCCTCTCGGCGGTCTGAACGGTTTTACGACCAAGCAATTGGATGAGAAGCGAAAATGTGCGATCCTCAAATATAAAGGAGTGAGAAGCGGTCGCGCCATGACAACGGTCGCAGACGTCTCCACGCGAAAACAAAGATACGTTCGAGCCGTAAGAGGACAATATCTTCCACACATGTCCTTCGCCCAGCAGACGCAGACCGCGACCAATCCGAACACCAAGTCCTGGGTGGTGGTGGACGACCGGAAACTGCTCTATGAGAACGATGACGGAAGCAGTGTCGAGTGTGCTGCGCCATGCCAACCGTTAACGGCCTCCGACGTGCCGTCATCCCCCACCACGCAATGTCTCATAGACGTCTCTGGCGTGCCCTTGACACGTTTTCACCCCCAGCGGACTTATTCCAACGGCGTTGATGACTTTCTTGATGGCTAGACGCGTGCCTAGGGTCTTAGCGCCGGGTTTATGCAGATGGCCTCCGTCGGGAAAATGTCCCCCGACATACAGTCCTCGCTACGATCGACCTGGATGCACGTGCGGTGCCCGCGGTCCTGACCAATAAAACAGTATCCGCTGCCACCACCCTGTTTCCGCGATTGCGTCGAACTCCCAGTGTCGTCCGGCTCCGGCCGACTGGGCGCTGATTTGGCGTGAGCAAGTGCCTTCTTTGTCGCGTCATCTTTGGTAGACGCCGTCGCTACCGGTGCACCCGGTGTGTGGTGAGGCAGGGGTGGCGCGTCCTGTGTTTTGCTATGAAGCGCGTGCTGAAGTTTGTCAATACCGCCCGTCGTCACATCGGCCGTCTTGCTTATGGCAGCGCTGGCCCCCTTTGCAGCGACGTTTACAGTTTGTTTCGTAGCGTCACCTACCGTGTCACCGAATACCTTAGCGATAGGTTTGACTATGGGACCAATTACCGAACTGATCTTGTCGGTCGCCGTGCCTAAATAGTTGAACAGATTGAACCCCAATATAGCCAGTATCAAGACCAATATCCCATAGCGGAACCATTTTGAGCTAAAGAAGCCCGCCGACGCGCTTCCAGCATTTTCGACTAACGCCTCGGGCGAAGGTAATCTCGGAGCACCAGAAGGAATAAGGGGGGAAGCGGTTTCCATTGTATATAGTCCTCGGACATTTTAATGGCGGTTCTTCCACTTGGGTGGCAGGAAAGGATTGGATATTTCGCAAAAATTGATTTAATACATTATCTCAGTCTAGATCACAAACGGAGATAATGCTTAGTCGTGCTGACGGAAAGTTCATGCAAACAGCTTGGGGGTTGGCCCGAACGTCTGGGTGCTCGCGCGCGCAACACGGATGTGTGGCCGTCGTGAACGGCACGGTGGTCGGTCGGGGTGTGAATACGTACAGAACCCAGTCGCGAGATGGGATGCTCGACGGAATGTGTTCCTGTCATGCGGAGATGGCAGCAATTCGGCACGTGATCGCTCTCTACGGACAGAAGGGAGGCCGATGGGAATACTCAATAAAAGGGGCGGTGCGGGCGGGTGCTCCGTAAGACAACGTTGTACGTCGCACGGGATGCGCGGGATAGACTGCAAGACTCCGCGCCGTGTATGGATTGTTGTCGGATCATTCGCTCGCTTAGGATCAAGCGAGTTGTATACAGTGGGCGGGGTGGCGACGTGAGGTCCGCTTCCCCCGAGACGCTACATGGTCACAAGTGTGCTGGAAAGCGATTTATGTCACGGGAGGGCATTGACGCGTCTAACGTAGCTTGTTCACGCAGTACGTGACGGCCATCATGGAGAACCCACCCCACAAAGTGTCTAAATAGATGGCGTCCATCGGCCACCTGTCGAGGATGGCGTGGTTTGTCAGCTCGAACGTGCCGTATGTGACGATGCCATAAAGGAGCCCGTCTATAGGCTTCGAACCTTTTCTTAATACAAAGTAGTTCAGACCAACCAGTAGAAGGGCGTACGCTCCTAACGCAGAGAAATGCCTTATCTTCATCTTTCCGTCTTGGACGGAACTCACCACATTTCCCCAGAAGCCCCGGGTAATCCCTAAATATATCGCATCAAGTGCTAACATAATGACACCGGCAATTGCCAATTGTCTCATTATGTTAATAAGTTAGATTAGGTTTGATGTTGTCGCGTCCAGTTTAGGTAGCGCCAGAGTAGTCACCTATTCCGCCCTCCCCGGAGGAAATGCACTTCTCCGCACCCGTCTCACCACCGCAGAACTGATCGCTGCCGCACGGCGCGCCTCCGCCACACCCGCCCCGCTGCTTGCGGAACGGCCGACGCAGAGCGCCACGCGACGAACGCCTCTGGTAGCGGCTCCGGCGGTTGAAGACCTTGGAGGACTTCTTGGTGGAGAAGTCCTTGCGGCCCTTCATGGTCCGGCTCTTGCTGCCCTTGCGCGGGTGTCTGCGACCATGCTTCTTGGCGGTCCGGTGCTTGCGGGTGTGGTGCTTCTTGGCGTGCTTACGCGAGCCATGTCTCCGAGTATGAACCATTATATCTTAACGCAAGATAAAAAGCTGTTCAACAAGCTAATGAGACAATATTTGTTTATTGTCTTATTAGACTTGAAAGATGGAGGCTTTGTCTAGATATCTGAAAAACGTGAGGGGCTCTATTATACACCCCACGAACCCCACCCACCGTACGCCGCCGACCCCCCCCGGAACGGTCTGCGCAGAGCGCCGCGGGACGAACGCTTCTGGTAGCGGCTCCGGCGGTTGAAGACCTTGCTGGACCTCTTGGTGGAGAAGTCCTTCCGGCCGCGTCTAGTCCGGCTCTTGCTGCCCTTCCGGTATCTACGAGAGTGGTGCTTCTTGGTGCGGTGCTTGCGCATGCCATGTCTCCGAGTACGAGCCATTATATCTTAACGCAAGATAAAAAGTTGTTTGGGGCTTAATATGTCTGAGGATACCAATTATTCGACGAAGCTCAGTGATCCGCCGCCAGCCCATCCTTACGGTGCCACAGGCACCGCCGGCCGCTGTGTGCGCGGTCGCTGTGCGCGCGATCGCGGCGGGTCGTACAGCAGCATCCCACCCCTCTGGCGCTTACTAAACGGCCTGCGCTTCATGCCGCGGGACGAACGCCTCTGGTAGCGGCTCCGGCGGTTGAAGACCTTGCTGGACTTCTTAGTGGAGAAGTCCTTGCGGCCGCGTCTAGTCCGGCTCTTGCTACCCTTCCGGTATCTGCGAGAGTGGTGCTTCTTCGCGGTCATGTGCTTCCTGGTGCGGTGCTTCTTGGTGCGGTGCTTCCTGGTGCGGTGCTTACTGGTGCGGTGCTTCCTGGAGCCGCCGCGCGGCGCTCGCGCTTTCGACTTTATCGAGGTCATTTTTTGAACGAAATAGTCATGATCTACAGCATCTTGACGGCGGCGCGCGGCCTCTTTGCGGTCGGAGGTGGGCGGCGGTGTGGCGCGCGGCTCAACCACTTTCTTGATGAAGTCGTCAAGTACTTCCTTGTACACTTTACCCTCCGCGGCGTTTTCCGCCACTCCGAGCATCTCTTCGGTGGCTATCTCCGCCGCCTTCTTCTGCTTAGCTGGGGTGTCGGCTCCCATCGCACGGGCGACGTACTCGTACCGCGACTTCCACGCCTTCGTCAGTGCCTCCCGCATCTTCTTATCGACCATACTTTATACATAGACCGCAGATTTTGTTTTTAGCGACGTCTAGTACGCCCCGAAATCGACCTTCGCCGCCTGCGAGCGCTAATTGGAGCTCTACGCGCGGTGGTGACTAATCCACCGCGCCGCGTCCTCCGCCCCCTTCTGGTTCTTCTCTCATGTCTAGCCATTCTACTCTAACTGCGGATAAGTTTCCCATGGAAAATTGATCTAACTATCACCCTTAATGTGGACATAAACACGATGGAGGAGAGCAAGACGTTTACTTTGACGTTGGCGGAATCTGGAGAAAATCACGTCGGCATGGAGCAGCTTGGAACGCGCGGAGCGCCCGGAAGTGGCTGGAAGCTGGGAGATTTGGAGCGCGCGCAGACCTATTTTGAAGGTCGTGGAAGACCGACGCAGCTTTACCAATTGAATAACTGGACGGGAATGGAAGTGGCAGGGGAAGACGCTTTCATATTGGTCGTCCGGAAGGCTTTCAGCGATGCGGGTTGCGCGGCGATCAAGACAGAGTTGGAGGCGCTTACATGGGACACGAAGTACTGGGATACCCGGCGCAAGCGCGTTTTGAACAAGCATGCGCGGCAAAATGTTATGTGGGGCGAAGTGGCGCAGGTGCCTGACTATGAAAACGGAAAGGGAACGATTGCAGCATGGAGCGACGCGCCACAAGTGACGGGAGTTCGGGACTTGCTTGGAAATGCAGTGGGAACGACGCCGACGGAACTCATTTGCGAGGGCAACTACTACCACAAAAAAGGCACCGGAATTGGCTACCATGGAGATACGGAGCGGCGAAAGGTGGCCGCGCTGCGAATCGGCGGTTCGATGCGTTTGTGTTACCAATGGTTTCATAGGAACAAGCCAATCGGAGAGCGATTTGACTTGATCTTGGAGAATGGGGACGCGTATTACATGTCGGAAAAGTCTGTCGGTTGTGACTGGAAGCGGTCGAGCATTCCAACTTTGCGGCATGCGGCGGGCGCCGACAAGTACGTAGTGTACAAGCCGCGTAAGTGAAGACGAGTAGAAAGGGATGGGGAAAAGGGGTTTGGGTTATTTACTACTGGGTCCCAGTAAGCGCCAAGCGGCTCATTATCTGAAGCTTGGCCGCGGACCGCTCTACGCTACTCCGCACACTCGTCACGCCCATCGTCATCGCATCTTCCTTAGGCGCTTGCTCTCCTTTCTTCACTTGGTGATAGATGGCGCCTATCTTCTCCACTGTCGCCCCCACTTCAGCCTTATGGGAACACAATCCGCCGCCCATTTCCACCTTAGAAGTAAGTAGGCTTACCGCGAAATAGAGAAGGCACTTCCTTTTCTTCTTACATCCAGTCGTGTATCGCAATGCAAACAACCCTATTAGACTGCGCATGACTTTAGTCAGCCCTGGCTTTTGACGCTCGGCAAGTTGCTCTACCAGTATCTCCCATACCAACCAGATAGGGTCTTTCGCGTACTTGTCATCCACGCCGCCTATGCTCCGTCTCGCGCACTCACATGTCTGTTTTTTCTTTCTGCATAACGACTCGAACTCGATAATCCACTCAATCCAGTAGCAAGCCAGCATCGCATTTCGGGACTTCATGGATACATGATAGGCCAGTTCATTCATAGCAACTAGAAGCTCCTGAGCGTCATCCTCTTTCATGAACCTCGCTGCGTAACTCATGTCTGGGGCTTTTAGACGGCTCGACATACTCAGCATGTCAAACTCTTCTTGCTTTTTAATTTTAACCGTTTCGATGGCATGAGCTTTCCGCGAGAAGCATATGGTGGATACTATCTCCGCCAGCAGCCTGCGCGTGGGGGCGTTGTTGCGCATCTCCAGCTCTTGTCCAATGAAACCGCCTCTAACGAGGTCCTTGAAAGCGGACAGCCGTATCTCCAGGTAAGGAAATATCAACGCGTTCGCACTATGGACGTACTTGGCGGCGAAAGCAATGATGGTGTCCCACAAGTCGGCCAACTGGCCCGCGCATACAAGCTCGGCGCTCCAATAACATGCTGGCTCAACGCGACCCTCTTTCATGGCTGCCGTAAACTCCTTAAGGACGGCTGTCTTCTTGTAACCGGTGAACGATACTCCTTTGAAGGCGTCCTGTTTCCTGACATCTGTTATTAACGAAGATACATCGCACATAGAGAACTGTCGCACAAAAAATATCGCGACAATACATACGCAGACATGTTGGACGGGCTCGCGAAAACCATAACTAAAATGACGCCCTGGGGCAAAGTTATCGCCATCTTGCTGGTGCTGCTTATCCTCATTCTCCTGTATAACTCGGCCGCGCCCGTGACCCATCGCGAAGGCTTCGTCCAGAACACCGACTTTGTTGTCAAACGGGGGCCGGAGGCCCTAGATGAGTTCTATGTCAACATCTATGACGATCTACTCTTTAGTCAGGCGAAAAACGACTATGAGATTGGTCAGATTATCAACTCGGCAGGCCCCACAAGCGAGAGCATCATACTCGATGTGGGATCGGGCACGGGTCATCACGTCGGCGCTCTCCAGAAGAAGGGTTTTAACGCCCGCGGCGTCGACCTGTCTCCTGTCATGGTGGCGAAGGCATCAGAGAACTATCCGGACGTGGAGTTTAAAAGTGGGAATGTACTGGACACTATGCTATATCCGGCACAGTCCTTCACGCATGTCTTGTGTCTCTACTTCACGATCTATCAGATCGAAGACAAAAAGCGGTTCTTGCAAAACGCCTACAACTGGCTCATGCCGGGCGGTATGCTCGTGCTTCATCTAGTAGATCGCACGATGTTTGACCCCATTGTTCCCGCGGCGGCGTCGCTCATGGCGGTTTCACCCCAAAAGTATGCTGACAAGAGAATAACCGAGAGCACTGTGGTGTTCGACAACATGCGATACAAGGCGTCGTTTGTCGACGATTTCGCTAACGACACGGCCATCTTTCAAGAGACGTTCCAGAATAAAGACGGTGAAAGCGCTGGCGCTACCGGAAAGGCCAGACAGAACGAGCATGTTCTGTACATGCCGACGCAAAAGTCTATTATCAACGCTGCAAAAGATGTTGGCTTCATCATGATAGGAAAGGCTGATCTGCTCCCGGCAGGCTACGAATACCAGTACCTCTACATGTTGCAGAAACCCGAATAGGTGAGCTGAGGTGAGCTGAGGTGAGGTGAGTTGTAGTGTTGTCTTTTTCTTGCTTTCAACGTTTAATAACAATCATACTGTCTAGGCATGATTGTTTATTTCATCGCATTGATGCTTTCTTTGTTTGTGATGTTTAAGCTATGGTTCAGACTACGCTATCCCTTCTGGTCTCGTCAGCCGGTTTTCCATCTGCATAACTTGTGGTGGTGGATAAGGCCTGCAGGAACCATAAGCAAATCGCCGCCGACGCTCGATCGCTTCGTTAAGCTTGTCGAAATATCGAATTACAAGTTTACGGAGCTGCCGGGTAGCCTTATGCATCGTCATGTGGCATTCATCCGGAACTTTTACATGAACACCCATGATTGCCAGTATCATCCATCCATGTCAAACTATGCACCCTATTTCCAGGGGCATTCGTTCCCTTGTTTCGTCTCCCAATACACTCAACCACATCGGCTATATGGCGGTGCGCGTGGCGGTGCGCATGGCGGTGCGCATGGCGGTGCCAGTAGCGTCTGTACACTAGATGAGATTATGGGCATCATGACAACCCGCCCCGTCTTTATGTGTATGGCCGGCCGTAGAAGACCGGTTTACTATGTGGACTATCTCTGCGTGCACTCTAGGCATCGGGGGAAAGATATAGCGACATCGTTAATCCATACACACCACTACCATCAACGCCGCAAGGAGCCGAAGGTGCACGTTTCTCTTTTCAAACGCGAGGGAACACTTATGAAGACCGTGCCACTATGCACCTTCCCGACTTGTACTCTTAGTGCGAACACGATCAGCTATATCGCCCATGACTTGGGCAAGAAAACCGACCTGCGTCGCGGATTGACGGCAACCATTCTTGACGAAGACAAGGCATATATTTTGGAAGATGCTATAGGAACGATGTGTCGAAAGGATGGGTGCACTATCGTCGCAGGGCCTCAGAACATGCGCCGACTGCTCTCGACAGGGAACATCCACGCGGTGCTTGTGACGATCCATAACGAACGCATGGCATTATTCTTTTTCAGAGATCAAACGTGCACATTCGGGGGGCGAAAGACCGCTGCGCTCATCGGGACCATTTGTTTGTCTCCCGACGCCGGTCCACTGGACTTCGCAGCGGCTGCAGCGACGGCCTCAAGGAAGATTATGGCTAAGTGGAAGTACGGGGTTCTCTGCGTGGAGATGCTTGGAGATACGTGCTCATGGTACGCCGGATGGGAGGCCAGTAAGTCCTTTGAGGAGATGCTCCCGCGGAGCCCTACCGGGTACTACCTTTACAACTTTGCCGCTCGCCCTTTGGACGCCAAAGATGTTACAATTGTTATATAAAGATCACCGTGTCGGACGGACTTACCGGACGGACTTACCGAATGTATTTGCCAGCTCGAGCGAACGAGTCCACCACAAAGATGGTAAACACACCTAGGAAACAGTACAGTATGAGCTCCTCATTGACGCTTCCGGCACGCACATCCTGTTGCTCCTCTAGCATGTGGATGATCTGGTTTAGCTTTCTCAGTAGCTCGTTTGACCCGCCGCCGGCGACACTACCAGAAGCATTACCACTACCAGAAGCATTACCACTACCATAAGCATTGCCACTACCAGCAGCATCCGCGTACATAGGCACAAGTCTCTTATAATAGTCCTGCGCGTAGCCCGACGGAAGGTTCTGAAAGCCCTCGACCGTGAGGGCGGCGTCGTTTGTGTTGCCCGGCGCAGGTTGAACGTTAGCGGTCGCGGATGGGGGTCTTGTCACACCGATGTTGGTGTCAAGTGGCGGCGCTTCCAGAGCGCGAGGATTGCACGAAGCCCCGCTAATCGGATGAGTGGGAGGCCTAAAGTCTGCCAAACCGGCGCCGGCGTCTTCCGCCATGCTCGGCCGCGCGGGCTGCTGCTGTTGCACGGGCGCCTGCACGCCCCCTGATAGCGCTCCACTAAGTGCTTGCATGTTCTGTCTCGATGCTCTTTTATGGCGAAAGTTTGTCGTCTTAGTATCATCTTCACTAGGTACTGTAGCCGCAGTTAAGAGCAAAGACATTCTTACTACAGAACGAGATTATTTTTTAGCAATCGTACAATGCGCAATTTTTATCGCCTATATACATACGGAATGAGCGAGCTTCTAGATTTCGGAGTTGTTTTGGGTGTCTTACTAGCATATCACTACAGACCCAGCTTTATCTATGGGCTAGGATCATCTATGTGGGGTCGCTCACTATTGATACTTACCGTTGCGGCCGTCGCGTGCAGAGACCTGTTGGCTGGGCTTGCAATGGCCTTCCTCTGTGCAAGCGTTTTAGCCAACGTTCGCGAGGGGTTCGAGGGGTCGGTTGACGACGAAGGACGGCTCGAGCATTCGCGTGATTGGAATGCTAAAACCGGGTACGGCCCTACCGATTCCGCGTCGGACGTACTAGTCCGACCGGTCTGCTGTAGTAAGACTGTGACAGAGGACTGCACTAACTGCGACGCGACCGACCTGCCTAGCGGAATGGCATGCAATGACGATGGCCAGTGCTACAGTGGAACGTGTTCGTCCACTCTTTTCAAATGCACCTCAAGCGGCAGCCCGTCGAGTGCACCAAGCGGCAGCCCGCCGAGTGCGCCGAGTGCGCCAAGTGCACCGAGTGGCAGCCCGTCGAGTGCACCGAGTGCGCCAAGTGCGCCGAGTGGTCCAGCGCCGCCTGCTAGGCCTCCTTCGAACATTAAGGACGAGGCATCTTTCCGTGCCGCATACTGTCGAAAGGACGAGGCGCTGGTCGATCCCAAGGGAAAGATGATATGTCTTGGAGATATTGAGCAGTCTTTCCCCTATGTAACCTTCCCGGAAGGAGGCATTTGCGATCCTTGCCGGAAGTCGTGTAAGTTCAGTGTTACAGATCGTCTTTCCATTGACGAAGCCTTGCGGCCCACCAGCACAGGAACCACAGCTTCGTCCAAGAAAGCCAATGCGGCTCCCGATGGGGCTGTGGCGACCGCCGCCACTGCCGTGCCCGGTGCGCCTCCGACATCACCACCGTCCGGGGTGCGGACCCAGGTCCCATCGGGTGGTCCGCCTCCTGTGGGCGTGGCCCCCGCCGGCGATCCTCCGAGCACGTAACTATCTTAGCATAGAGTATACTTATGGCCTCCTATAAGTACGCTCCGTATGTCATTAGTGCAATCGTTCTTATAGTGATTACCCCGCTACTGATCGCAATGCTGCAACCGCAGCCAACCGTCGAGGGTTTCGCTACCTTAGTATCGCTTAAACGCCGTACGTGGCGAACTGTTAGACAAGCGCTTAGACGAAACATTCTATTCGCGAAGGACACGGCTAAGCGACTTCTTAAGAGAATAGGTGTGTAATTTTTTGTCGCCTAAGTATAGTCATGATGCTACTCGAGAACCTTCAACGTGGGCTGTTCTCTCTCAACAACAGTAAGTTCATTGCCGGCGTCATCATGATACTCGTCAACATAGGCGGCCGCTATGTCGACCTCCGCTTCAGCCAGTCACAGGAGGCGTTCATGCGCGGATCGTTCGCTAGAGAGCTCTTTATATTCGCGGTTGCGTGGATGAGCACAAAGGACCTCGTTACCTCCATCCTTCTGACGGCGGCGTTCATGATTTTAGCGAACTACTTGTTCAACGAACAGAGCAGTCTGTGTGTGCTCCCCGCGCGCTACAAAAACCTCGACAAAGTGCTGGACACGAATAAGGATGGCATCGTGAGCAGCGGCGAGATCGCGAAGGCTCACGCGACTCTTGCCAAAGCGGACAAGCAAGACAAACGCAACAAACAAGTTCAAGCACTCAACTATCTTGCATCCACCGCTATGTAGTTGAAAAATATCTATATGTATATTAGGATAACAGACCACTCATGGCTCTACTTAATATACATGTCAAGCTAGAAGGTGAGGCCGAAGATAGCTTCAAATACTCCCCTTACATGAGTAGGATTTCGTATGGGCTGGGGTCGACGTCCCCTTTATATTTCCTTCCATGGGTGAAGATAACGCGAGATAATCTCGTCGCCCTTGCCAAAAAGCTTGGGCTCAACTCTGACGATAACTACTCACTTGCCCGCATGTTTCTGGTTCCAAAGTACCTGGCGAAGATGCTTGATACCTTCCCGCGGCCCGTCACGTCAAACGCCGAGGAGAAAAGGTCGGTAATCGTATCCAACATACGAACTTTGTTGTCTCTAGTTTTCCCGGCTGGTGCGCCTCTCTATGTTAAGAACCGCATATTCACGATCGAAAGCCAAACATGGAACGGTGAGTATAAGGAGAAAGACCGCAGAACCCCGGCGTCGCGCCGGAAAGCTTCAGCTTCGTCGAAGACTTCAGCTTCGTCGAAAACGTCGTCGAAGACGCGAAAGGTTTCTTTTAAGTTACCACCCTCATCGTCAACGGCGACTTCATCGTCAACGGCGACGCGATCGCGCACTAAGAAGGGGGGCGCTGGAGGGGCGGAGGGTGTGCCGTTTATTTATGACATAGATGTCACACTGTCCGTAACGCTTGGCCGAAGACCCGCGACATTCACTCGCCGATTGCGGGTCTCGTGTCAAACGAGACGGAAGGCGCTTCGCAAGGCAATCAAAGATGTCTTCCCCTCGTTCGATATAGGACCTGGAAAACAGATGGCGAAATCTCGCCCGTCTAATGTCCCAGTTATGTATTCGTCCACCGGATACAACCTTCGCATGCCCTATACTCGTCAAAGCCCTTCGGACTACCATTCATCTTACCCTTTCGGCTATTCCAGCCCAACGCACTACGGCAGCAGCAGCAGCAGCAGCAGCAGCAGCCCTTACACGCACAGCCCTTACACGCACAGCCCTTACACGCACAGCCCTTACACGCACAGCCCTTACACGCACAGCCCTTACACGAGTTTCCATCCGCCGTCTTACCCACAAACGCCACGCAGCACTCTCGCTGAGCGCGCCAGACACGCCGGCGTTACTACTTGGTCCCGTTGAGCGACGCGAATATTCTAGATGAGTTCATCACTCATCTAAAATAGCTGGTCTAGATTGTAACACGGGAATGGATGAGAGCGACATCATCACGATAGACAAGAAGAGCGGGATCGTACTAGGCAAGGCCAAGTCGACCGGGGCGTTCTACATCTGGTTCGAGCTGTCGAATCCTAGCGTGGAGTTGCCCGGTATAGTCGACACAGCGATGTTTGACATGGTTGCGGGACTTAACCCCGATATTCTTGAACGCGTGGAGACATTGAACAAGACATCGGCCGATAGCTTCGATACACTGTATGTTCTTAAGAGATTTGGCGCGGAGCTGGGTATCCCTCAAAAATACATGTACATACGCACGACCGTTAACAGACAGCCTGGGAAGATAACGATATCGGGACGAAGCGACTGGTGCCCCGTCACCCTTCCGGCTGGAGCATCGCCGATCCATGATTGCGTCTCCGAGATGGTGTTCTCATGGGCCGATCCACACAAGGTGCAAGTTTCATACATGTTTAAGGCCACGGTCCACGAGCGGCTCCCGATCTACATGGAGAATATAATGGGTCTTCTTACCAAGAAAATGTTCCTGCGTGTTAAAACATTTATAGAAAATATGTGACGGTACTACAGTGTGAGCCGGATATGAACATCGTGTGGAAGCATCTAGGGTTCGTGATATCCTCGATAGTTACATTAACCCTCGAGAGCGTGAAGTATCTTGTAACGCGCGATCAGTTGGCACTTGTTACCAACTTGGCAAACGGTCTTCTCTGTCGGAACATCTTCTATGTCAAGTTCCTTCAAGCGATATCGTCCGATTGCCAGCTGTTAGACGCGCCCTCATTAGAATACCTTTCACAGTACGCTGATAATGTGGCTCATGAGCCCGAGGAGGTGGATAATGTAACGCTCAAGAAACTTACCGACAATGGCGTGCGTGTCAAAAGCGAAGGTGATGAGTATCTCGTCGCCAATGCAGGGATGGTGTCACTCGTGTATCGAGGTGAAGTAACGGTTGACAATAAGTCTGTCGATGTCGCGGTTAAGGTCATGCGAAATGGCATTCGCTCCAAGCTGGAGGTTGCTCTGGAGGAGATCGAGGCGCTTGTTCACGTTCTCTCTTATTTCCCTTCTCTAAGAGCATTGAATATTGACGCCATGTTCACAGAGAATAAAACCGGGTTGCTCGAGCAACTTGACTTTGTAAAGGAAACTGAGAATATCAACGTGCTGCACGACATGAACAAGCGCATAGACTATGTGGCCGTGCCGTGCACGTATCCTGCGTTTTCGAAGGGATGTGAAGACAGCGCCATCATAATGGACTATTTGACGGGAAGGAAGCTCGCTGACTTAGATCCCGAAGACAAAGCACCATACAGCGCGTGCCTTGCCAAGTTTGATATTAAATGCTTGCTGTTTGACGGCACATACCATGGGGACTTCCACCAAGGTAACATCCTGTTCATGGGCGACAGACACTCTCCATGTATTGGTGTCATCGATATGGGCGTAATATGCACACTAACTCGAGAAGAGCAAAACGACTTCTTCCAGTTCTTTCACGCATTGTTAAAAAGAGATTACGACGCCGCGGCCAGTTCCATCCTTCGAACGTCAGCTGAGCCGCGCGACCGCGTAGAGACGATCATCGCCACTGATTCCCACACGGTTGTCTCTAAACTGGCGGACATGCTGAAGACGGTGGTGGAAGAGTTCGGAGGATGCGGTGTGACTGACATCAACGGTCTCAACAACGTGTTGCGCGAGCACGGGTTACGTTTGACAAAGCTCTTCTGTAAGGTACAGCTGTCGCTCGCGCTCGCCGAAGGTGTCCATCGAGGTCTGGAGACAGAGAGAAACTTCATTGAAGAGCTTGACGCGGCTTGTCGTAACATGTTTCCCACAGGACTAGCCTAAAATTGATACGTAAGTGCGTATATCATTGTTTATAGAGCCATGATATACATTCTCGTCGACGGCAGCTACTACTGCTTCTACCGTTACTATGCACTTCATCAGTGGTGGAATAACGCGCATCGCGACGAACCACTCGAGAACCCGATTGGTCAACCGGACTTCGTAGAGAGATACAGGTCTGCTTTCGTCAACAAACTAAAAGAGCTGAAGAAGAAGGTCGCAAAACTCCACGGGAAGAGCGAAACGGTCGCGATGTGGGTGAGCAAGGACTGCCCGCGCGCCACGATATGGCGAATGAAACTGTTCCCCGGATACAAAAAGAACCGGGAGCGCGACGACGTCTTTGAGGGTGGTCCATTCTTCGCCATGGCGTACGACGGACTGTTCACCGACGGAGGTTGTGAACAGCTGTTAAAGGCCCCGTCGCTCGAGGCCGATGACTGTGTGGCCGTCGCCACACGACTTATCCTAGACAAATCGCCCGACAACAAAGTCGTAATCGTAGCGAGCGACATGGACTACCTACAACTCGCCAGTGACCGCGTCTCTATCATGGACCTAAAATACAAGCTACTCACCGATAGTCCCAAGTGTTACGGCGACCCCCAGAAAGACCTGTTTTGCAAAATCATGGCGGGGGATACGAGCGACTGTATCCCCGGCATCTTCCCAAAGTGCGGTCCGAAGACAGCCGCCAAATGCTATGACGATCCAGACTACAGAGCTAAATGCATGGCCAAGCACCCAGGCGCCGCCGATCAATTTGCCTTGAACAGCACACTTATCGACATGAGAATGATCCCCACCGAGCTGCAGGAGCCCGTCATTCTACGGGTAAGGGACGCACTCTAGCCTCATCTACCAGAGTATCTTGTCTGCGTAAAAGCCCGGGCTACCCTTCACATGGCGGTTTTTCTCATGACGCATCTTATATCTGCGACGCCGTTCAGCGTCCCCGTGCTGGAGATAATCAGAATAACGAACGTCGCCAATACTAGCAATCTTATCCCCCTCCTTGTCAAACACATCCAGCTTCTTATACTTACGTGTCGAATAAGCCACACGCACCCCATGTCTACCCGCCTTCCTCTTGGCGTACTCAAGCTGTTCCCGGTTCAATTGCGGCATCGTATTGACCTATGTCAAGATTATTTTACACCACTGGGTGGGCGAATTGCCTACAGTATGTAGACCGCATAGTAAAAGCACATACCCACAATACCCTTCATTGTGTAGGAGAGCCAAAAAATGAAAAAATATCACTTTTTAAAGGGTGGTGAGAATATCAAAACTAGACATAGAAAAAGCATGTCTAGTTTTTGTTTGACCGATCACTTATAAAAACGCAGTTTTTTGCAAAAGTGACTTCAGAGCATAATGGTCTCATTTTCGGATTTTGCGCGAACAGGTTGAGACCATGACTGAAAAAACGGCACCGAAAAAAGGGCACCACCCCATGATAAAATGTCTCACTATGTCAAGTGGCCAATGGAAACTTTAGGAAACATCGAGGTAACGAAAAGTAAGAGCAAAAAATATTCGTGCGAGGCTTGTGACTATATTACGTCACAAAAGGCAAATTATACAAAACACTTGTCAACTGGTAAACACAACAAGATTACGATGACTACGGGGTGTAGTCACAAATGTGTCTGTGGCAAGTTGTACAGTAATCGACAAAACCTATATCGTCACAGAAAAACGTGCGATGTAGTGAATAACCCCACTGCAAAAGTAACCGAAGTAACGAATTGTTTCCAAATGTTTCCTGAGGATCACAACAGACATGAATGCGCTTGTGGATCCACCTACAGTACGAGGAGCGGGCTCTGGAAGCATAAGAGAGCATGCCTACATGGTGTAGGGGAGGCGGAGAACGTAGTGCTGCCGACGGTCGACAACACCGAGGTGCTGGAGGTGTTGGACTTGTTGCAGTCGAAGATGGATAGGGCGGAGGAGGAGAGGAGAAGGGCGGAGGAGAAGATGGACCGGGCGGAGGAGAAGATGGATCGGGCAGAGGAGAAGTTGGATCGTGCGCACGAGTCTAACGAGCTATTGAAGGAGGAGATGAAGCAGATCAAGTCCGGGGTGCTTACTGCTGTTGCGGAGCCCAAGGTGGTCAACAACTACAACAACATCAACTTATTTCTGAATGAAAGGTGCGGGAACGCGATACCTATACAGGACTTTGTAAAGGACTTGGTGATTGGTGTGGAAGATGTAGATTATGCCCTCCAGAATGGGAAAGCGAGCGGCATTGCAAACATCATAGAGAGACGCGTCGAGGAGCTGGGCGTGTATAGTAGGCCGCTCCACTGCACGGATGTCAAACGGGCAACAATGTATGTGAAGGGTGCGGAAGGGTGGGATAAAGAAAAAGGTGAAATGACTAAGTTGATCCAGGATGTAAACCACGCGCAGGTGAAGGGAATAAAAATATGGGAGGCAGCGCACCCGCGGTGCTTCGATACTGGACATGACAGGGAGAAGGATCAGTGGTTTAAGATAGTGAAGTGCCTGACGAACAATATTGAAGGGGTTGGAACGCGAAAGATATCGAAGAGATGCTACGAGGTAAGTAAGATAAACCAGGAGGACATGGTTTGATATACGTTTCAACACCAGAAGGTCGTGGTGTTTCGATGGCCCAACTTGGCATTTGCCAGCGTTTCTACCACGCAGACGCGGTGCGTGATTTTGTTAAGCTGCGATGCACTGACTTCTTTGGTAGCGAGATGCAGCAGCAATGTCTTCTCGATGTCGACGAGTTCGGCGTCAAGGTTATCCATCTTTTGTAATGGTATGGATGTGCGTATTCCATATCATTTTTTCTTTAAATCCGCGTTACATCAACTATAGGTCGAGCGCCACAGAGTTTTTTTCGCTTTTGGGCTTCCTCCCTCGGGTAGGCTTGGGCAGTTGTTTGCTCGACATCTCCTTCAGTTCCTTCAGACTGATTGTGCTGCTGCCTTGGTCGGCGGGCTTCTGGAGGTCCACGGTCTTTGTTCTCATACGAGACAGAATGTTCGATATGTCGCTGGGGCCCTTCATCTCGGCGCGCGCCTGGTGGGCGGCGGCGGGGGTGGGTTGACGCATGGTCCTCTCGGGTTCATTCGGGTTGCCGAAGTTGTCGCGCATGTCGATGCCTGCCGAAGGCATCTTGCCGCGAGCCATGTCGATGTCTGGTCTGGCTGTTGGTGGCGGCGGCGCTTGACCCGGACCACTGCCCATCACACCGTTCATGAAGCCGCCGAAACCCGGGTTAGACTGCCCCATAGTGTTCACGGCCGCCTGGGTGAACTGTTGCATGAGGTCGGGGTTCTGTCGCATTATGTCGTCCATCCCCGGCATTGAGGACTTGAACATCGTGTTTGTCATGTGCAACATGATGGCAGAACCTCCCAACTGAAAGAGTAACTTGATCTCTGGCGCCATCTTCGCCTTAGAGTGGTATTTCTCGTGGAGCTCGGCGAAGATTTCATCGTAATCGTTGATGTTCTCGTGGACCTGCTCTGCCCACCCTTCTAGCTTCACGTCAAACGGATCGAACTTCCCGTTCAAATACTCCAACCCGGTCACGGCGGCCATCAACATCTTCCCTTGGAACTTCACACTGTTCGTTCTTTCCTTCTCTGACACTGCGGTCTCATATTCACCAATCATCTCGTCCAGCGAGGACTCCATCGTGTAGTGCTTCGTTAGTTTCCCACCTTTCTTCTCAATCGCCTCGAGCCTCTTCAGATAGGTAAACTTCTCCTTCAGAACCTCCTCCTTTGTTTTTGGGACCTCTGAAGGTATGAGCGTCTCGGCGGCACCGTGGGTGGTATTGCTTCCAAGCCATCCAGCCGGCTCGACCGGTGTGTTAGCAGTGGCGGCGCCCAACCTGACCGGCTCGCGAGCACCGTCATCGTCATTTAATATCGTGTTCTCCGGACCCGCTTTTGTGACAGAGAAAAGGGAGCTTCTAGGTTCCTCTCTCAGCACGGTGGGAGGTGCATCCGTGAGTTCGTTTAGCTCGGCCTCGATCTCCTCAATGCCGCTAACTTCGGGTGTGTTGCGCCCTTCCCCCGTCTGCTTACTGCGCTGTCGGTCGTTCATGAGGAGCTCGAGCCCGCCTCCACTACTCAATCCCGCCAACTTCGGGTGTACGTGCCGCGGGATGGAAATATCGCAAGCAGAGTCGTCGATCTGGTCCATCTCGATAATCAAGTCATCCGACATTATGTTGTCACTACAATTAAAACTTCTAAATCTTACGCCTTAATGGTTAGGATTGCGCGTACCAAACGAGTTGCAGCAAGCTATCGGCAAGATCGTCTTTCTTCCGGCTGCTTTCGAATACGGCCAACGTGACCGTGTCTCCCCGAAGGGCGAGCCAGCTTCTGACGATGGCTACACCTCTCTTCTTTCGTCCCGCATAAGTCGTTGTGTCAAACGATTGACACTTGCTACTCAACTGCTCGGGAACGGATACCTTCAGTTTGTTCGACGATGATATGGTTAGAATAGTGGCGGCAGGGTGTCTGAGGATAAAGTACTGATAGATCATGCCTTGGATGGTTCGCATGCGCGTGGCTATGGTCCCTATCTGGTTCTCGACCAGTACGACGTCGACGGCGCCGCCCATCAAGAGAGTGTCAAGTTGTGTAGCCATCTGACGGCCTATATCTATCATGTCCATTTGAGCGGCTTTCGGCGGCCTGACAGGTACAAGACATGTTTCGTTGATCCGTTGTTCTAGCAAGTCGCAGATGGCTTGCTTTCCCTTATGTTCCAACAGTGCGTCGCTAAGTCCGAGTTCGGTAGCGATCTCCCTCAATCTCTTGAGCTTGATGCGAATGAGGTTGTTTGCGCACCCTTGGGGTAGCTTCGCACCGCCCCCTTTCTTCCCATGCCGCCCACATAGAGGTGTGTTGTTCAGGTGGAATGTTGCCTTTTTTTCACACTCGGAACATTTGAGGGGTGAGTAGCCGGTCAGGTCGATCACGCCCCATTGTACGATATCCCAAGCGTGATCAGCATTTACCATGGCCGCGCAGTAAGCAAGGTTTTTGATACCTACGTCGAAACTAATGACACGTTTTCCATCGTGTGACATAGTAGTACTATATGCATAGTGGCTTATAATACAACTTTATGTGGGTAACGCCCTGAATGTTCTAGTTTGGGTTCGGGTATCCCTGCTTCAGGTATTGGTCCTGGGAGAGGACCGGAGCTGTCAATCGGCACTCGAGCTGGTATGATGACAAGTATGCATTCTTCAGATCGCTGGTCTGGTAGCCGAACGGTTGGGTGCTTTCCGCGCATGACTTGTAGAGGAAAGGGGTTCCAGACTGCGGCTGATTAGTGCCGTACCGCGCCGGGCACGCGCAGCACTGGTTACAGGCCCCAAGCTGGTTCTCAAGGATGATGCTATCCGCGTTCTTCGTCAGATATTGACGGTATTGCCAGTTTGTCTTAATGCCCTCCTCTTTCCGGATGTTGTTATTGATCGCCGCGCCCGGCTGCCAGTCGGCGTAATTGCGACCGTCGGACATCAGTGGCGGGAAGCCAAAATGAATATTATTTGATCCGGACTGACACGTGCCCCAGCTCATGATATATAGGGCTCAGAAAAAAGAAATGGTCTAATGCGCGCCATCATCGTCCACGGCGCCATCATCGTCCACGGCGGCATCATCGGCCACGGCGGCATCATCGTCCACGGCGCCATCATCGTCCACGGCGGCGTCTTCGACACCGGCACCTTCAATGGTCTCCGTTTTGTCGACGGCGACCTCGCCTATCAGAAGGGATATCAGTGCGGGTTTTCTCAGCTTTTTGCCTTGTTCCATGTTCTCTACGAGACCCATCTTCAGAGCCAACACGCGGAGAGGATCGACCTTCATCTTGTGGTAGTCTGGCGAATCCTCTACAACAGCCGGCTCGACGTCGGGCAACACGTCTGCTTGCAATATTCCACTGAGTTCGATAACTCGCGTTTCGAGATCAGTGGTGGGCTGGGTACTGCTGACGTCGGACATGTCACTCACGATACTGTCTGACACGGAGTCGGTTTCGTACTCGCTGCCTAAATCACTTTCGCTGTTTGACCCGTCCTCCGAGACGAGGATGCGCTCTTTCGGTCCCTCCGACGGCGCCACCACCGTCGCAGAGTTGAGGTTTGTTTGTGGCGGCACCATGTTCTGTGGAAGCGCGCGCGCAACCATATGTTGTTGCTGCTGTTGCTGCTGTTGCTGCTGCTGCTGCTGTTGCTGCTGCTGCGCTATGAAAGTGCGCAGCACCCTTGCTTGCTCCACATGGGACCTTTCGAGGTCGGAGATGCGGGCGCGCATATAGATAAATATCGCGCCTCCTACGATGAGAGCGGCGGCAATACTGATGACGAAAGGCGCAGCGTCAAAGCCGAGGATGCCCATTAATAGTAATTGCGCTCAAAAACTAAAACACAATAGAACGTATTAGGCGCTGGGCGTCGACTGTTACTTCTTCTGGGTAGTCGAGGTCGCGTAATACCTTAATGCCGCCCCTATGCGATGAAATGCCGTCCCTTTTCCTAAAGGAGTATGTAAAGTCGATCGGATGTGACGGGTCCTTGGCCCCGTCGTACACGGGGATGCATTCCATATGAATGTTCTCGATGTTCGATTGTTTGGACAGCGTTTTGCACAATCGTGTATAGTGTGTGGTGAGGGCAAAGTTGACGTTTCGCTTTCTCCCCAGGTGACGAAGAAAGGCCGTTCCGCACGCTGTTGCCTCATACGGGTTTGTCCCCGAGTAGAGCTCATCGAACACGCACAGGTGTTTGCCTGACTTGTCTTTCTCGATGTCGCGCAGCATCTCGGCGCACCGTCGTGCTTCGGCTTGGAATAAGCTGTCGCGGCCGGCCGTGTCAGGAATGTTGAGGTAGCAGTGGTACTGGCTGTATGGCGAAATCGATGCCTTGCTGAAACAACCAGCCCCGACTTGCTGGCACAGTATGGTGTTTGACAGTATAGTCTTTAGAAGAGTGGTTTTGCCGGACGCATTTGGCCCGGTGATGATCTGGTGCTTCTTTAGGGAGAAGGAGTTCGGGACGGCGTCTGACGACGGACCGGTAAGCATGGGGGGGTAGACTGCGTCTTTCATCGACGTGCGCTTTCCGAACGAGAACGTGTTGATCTGGCCTCTGTCCAGTCGCGACTGGACGCCCTGCATGGTTTTCATGTAGGAATACAACGAAAAGGATCGCTCTACGAGTCTGTTGACGTCTTCGTCCTTCCGTAGCTTGTAGAACGTGCTCATTACTGTTCCAATTTGGCCCAGCGCGCCAGGTCGGAGAGAGTGTGGCTTAATATGAGACAGCTTCTCGGTAAGGTGACGCGCATCCTCCACTTCTTCGGCAACCATTTCGTCAAACATTGCGTAGGCACCATGCCCCGCCATTTTTTCACGAAGGCGTGACATGTACTGTGTGTACGATGCGAGATGCTTTCTTATGACAGCTAACGTTTCGTGTATCGCGAACATGTTTCTCTGAAACCGCACGCATGCGCATACGTTCTGATATATCTGGAATACGTAGAACATAGCGGATATTATAAGATATACCCTTTTGTCCCAACCCCCTCCTCCAAACTCCCCAAAAAGCCTGCCAAACGCATGATGCTTAACGACGGCTTTTAGAGACGATGCATATGTGGCGAATGAGATGTCTACGCCGCGATATTTCAGCAGAAAAAAAGGCACCACAAGTAAAACCAGCGGAAGCGCAAGAGACAGTATGGGCGAGGTCATATGGTACATGGACGCCGCTTGCATGGCCTGGGGTAGACGGTTCATGGGCTGTGCCCAGCCCCACTCGACATACTGGTACTTTTCTAGAAAGTTCGGCTCTGCCATTAGTTCTTGCCATCGGACGTAAGCTTCGCGGGAGTTATCGACCTCTTCTTTCTCCAATTCGAATGCCTTTTTCTTGAGCAACGATTGGGTTTGAGAGAGAAACGACACGTCCCATGTGTAGAGTGTGGCCATGTGTCTGGACATGGCCTGGTCGGCCACATGATCTAAACCCCACAAATCGTTCCATAGGGAGCCACTGCCGGAGCAGTCTTTATAAGAATGCAGTTCCAAATCGTCTATGAGCTCGTCCGAGAGGGAACCTGTTTTCTTTTTCACGAAGTCTATGGGGATCGTATCTCCAAGTGACATACGATCCGCTAAGTTAAAACTATATAGCATTCAACGCGTGTAGAGATGCTATATAGAGACCCATGGCTCGGACGAACCTACGCCTTAACGAACGCTGCTGGAAGCTCTGATATGTGAGTGTCGTAGTGTGACTCAATATCTTTCATCTTCCGTGTGTCGCGGCGGGTAATGAAGCTGATACCGACACCTTTCCGCCCCCAACGTCCACTACGCCCAATGCGGTGGAGGTACGTGTTGATGTCCTTAGGAATATCAAAGTTGATCACCGTGCTCACCTGCTGGATGTCGATGCCGCGCGCCGTGACGTTGCTTGAAATGAGCACGCGGTGCTTCCCAGACTTGAACTCATTGTAACTTTGCGTCCGAGCATCCCTGTCCATGCTCGAATGAATACAGCAGACCGGAAACCCGTCGCGCGTGAGCGCGTCATTTAGATCGCTCACGCGTCTGACACTGTTGCAGTAAATAATAGACTGCGACATCGACAGCGTCGCAAAAAGGTCCTTGAGCGTCTGGTATTTGTCACCGTCGTCGTCGAGCGCCACATAATACTGGGCGATACCCTCGAGCGTCAACATCTCGGCCTTCACGAGGATTTTCACGGGGTCTCTCATGAACTTTTCCGCAAGAGAATGGAGCTCCGGGGGCATCGTGGCACTGAAGAGTCCTACCTGCACTTTAGTATTGATGTACTGGAAAACATTATACACCTGCTCCTTGAAACCATGGGACAACAGATCGTCGGCCTCGTCGAGGATCATCAGCTTGATCGAATGTCCATTCAGTGCGGAACGACGGAACATATCATGCACACGGCCAGGACACCCGACTACGATGTGTGGCGGATTGCGACGGAGCTTACTAACGTCGTCATCGATTGACGTCCCTCCCACTAGCAACTGCATGCGCAGCCCATCCATCTTACTGCCCATGGACTCAAGCACCTCGAGGATTTGCCGAGAAAGCTCCCGCGTAGGAGACAAGATGACCACTTGTGTCTTGTCTGCACCGATCTCGATACATTGCAGAGAAGCCACGACGAAGCAACCGGTCTTGCCAGTCCCGGACTGGGCTTGCGCGATCGTGTCCTTGCCGTCTAGCATGGGCGGGAGCCCACGTTTCTGGATGGGGGACGGTGTTTCAAACCCGTAGGCATAGATACCCCGCAGGATATCTGTATTGAGGCAGTCGATGTCTTCCCAAGAGGTTAACTCCCTAGGGATATATTCGGTGGCGTCCGATGTTTTATCTGTGTCGGTCATGATGAGCTTACATTACGCTGGGCGTTTAAATGCGTTTGTGCAACTATATGTACAAAATTGATATAAATGTGATTCCATCCCTTCTTGACAACTATGACGTGTCCCGACATCACATATTCACTGGAGGAGTGGCAATCGATCTCGTCGACAGAGCCGCCGGCGTCGTTGCCACAGTCTGCTGTTAACTTAATAAATGAGCTTGCTGCATTGGTAGGTGCGCCAACGTATGTTCGCACGCCGGTCTTCACTAGGGAGAGCGCTCGTGGTGGCGGCGGATGTGGAGGTGGAGGAGGGGGGGGTATTCCGACTTCTCGCTGCGCGGGCGGGCGGCGTCGGGGCAACCGACCGAAGCAGTTGTCAGATGACGACTGGGAGGCGATGCGTAGTTTTGAGTCAACCACGAAGGTGGTGCGCGAGGGACCGGAGGTTTTCGTCGATCAAATCCGCAAGGCGATTAACAAGCTCTCCGATGCCAACTTCACCACCCAGTTGACAGAGATCGTAGTACAGTTCTCAAACGGCGAAGAAGAGTGCGACGAAGAGACGCTTGCTCGCGGCGTGGACATGATTATAACGATGGGAACGGCGCGACTGTTTTATGTAGAGTTGTATGCTCGTCTAGTAAGCAGATTGTGTGTCCGCTTGCCGTCTCTGTTCACAGGTAGGGTGAGCCACCTGACGGAGGCTTTCATGGCTTTGTGCGACAGCATCAGGACGTGCAATCCGAATGAGGATTACGACCTGTTTTGCAAGATAAACGAGGAAAACGAGCGGCGGCGGGCGCTAGGGGCGTTCTTGATGGAACTTGTGACTGCGGGGGCGTATGAAGTGGACGACGTCGTGGAAGTGTTGGTGGACGTCCAGTCGCGCATCGCTGGTTCCATCTCTACAGAGGGCGAGACGTACAAGTCGGAGGAACTGACTGAGGTGCTGTACGAGATGTTGAAACACCGGGGCGCGTCCTTTGATGATGATTGCGATTGTTGGGACGAGATTACATCGCGCGTCGGCGCAGTGTGTGCCATGAAGGTGAGGGACTGTCCAGGACTGAGCAATAAGGCGCTCTTCAAGTGCATGGATATTAGGGATATGCTATCTTAAGAGTGACGGCTTAGACGCAGTATTGTGTGGTATGGAATATGGTTATCGAGTGTGTTGTGAATGAGATATCGCAAGTGGATAACGAGGTCGCGTCGTCAGACGTGCAAGTCGAGCTAGACGTGATGCTCTCAACTATGGCCGCCCCTTTTTCTTTAGTGGACGGGGATGAGGTGCTGGCTCGTTGTATGGGTATGGAGATGAATCACACAAGAAAAGCATTATGTCACATCGCGGGGTACTACGGGATCGGTCAGAGACGTCGTTCGAAGTCCGAGATAGCATTGGATATAGTGATGTTCGAGGCGAACGTAGACAACGTTGCGAAGGTGGCTGACCGCGAAGAGTGTTGGAGAGCACTGGAGTTGGTCAGGAGCGATGCATATATGCGTAAGCATGTAGTAATGATATGAATATTATGTCAGCTTATGGTATATGGTCCGTTCGGTTATATCGAAGGAGGTCAACTATGATGAGACTAGGGGTTTGAATAAGAAGGACAAGTTATACCAGTCCACGATCTACGTGGTAACCCTCAAAGGTGTGACTGTCGAGGTTGCGCTAGGTCAGGCAGAGTACAAACTGGACGATGGTCTGGTGTACTACCCAGTATACCTAGTTAAGAACGGTGAGTTTGACGGTCAGATTGGCGTATATGAGACTGTTTCATCGCGGTTGCCGTCGCTTATCGATGCGGACGGTGAAGTCGATCTGGCAAAACTAGGAGAGCCGTTGCTTTATTCCTTCGTAGATCGTTCTATGTTGGAAGCTGCGAAAGCAGCCGGTAGCGATGATGATAGCGGCGATGGTGATGGTGATGATGATGGTGATGGTGATGGTGCCATCGTCGATGAGCACACGCCCGAGCAGAATAAGAAGACGGATGAGGATGAGCGCGCGGACTACGATCCGCAAGAGGAAGATACTTGGGTTGAGGTCTATATGGAGAACAATAATTATACAGTCTTGGACAACGAAGGTGGCGGAGATTGCTTATTTGCTGCGATACGGGACGGTCTGGCGTCCGTTGGAGAGGATGTCAGTGTTGCAGAGATGCGGGAGAAGCTGGCGGAGGCGGCAACCCAGGAGCTATATGAGGGCTACAAGGAGCAGTTCGATATGTACTCCGGCATGTTGACGCAGGCTAGGGCGAATGTCGCAAAGCTGGGTAAGACAAGTGCCGCTTTAAAGCGCGAGCTCCGCAAACGTGGTAGAGACTCTGGCGTAGTACAGGAGGTGAGGGATAAAGCGGCGGCGCTGGCGGAGGAACTGGCAGCGGAGAAGGGCGAGCGCGATATGGCAGTGGCGATGCTGGCGGAGTTCAAGTGGATGCATGGCATCTCGTCCTTGGAGAGCTTCAGAACGAAGATACAGACGTGTGCCTTCTGGGGTGACACTTGGGCGATATCTACATTGGAGCGCCTGTTGAAAACTAAACTTATAATCCTTTCCGAAGAGCGGTTCGATGAGGGGGACATGAGCGGTGTTTTGCAATGCACGGAGCTCGGGGACAAAGTGTTAGAAGAGGCGGGTGTCTTTAACCCAGAGTGGTATGTTATGCTGAGCTACGACGGATCGCATTACAAGCTAATCTTGTACAGGAGTTTAGGCGCAATGCATTTCCCCCAGATACCTTTTGCTATAAAGCAGAAGATTGTCGACAAGTGTCTTGAGCGTTTGGCTGGGCCGTTTGCGCTTATACCAGGGTTTGTAGAGTTGCGCGCGGCGGAGGCCGGGGAAGCAGACGATGGTGCTGGGGAGGAGCTGGCCGCCGACGATGGTGCAGTGGTTGCTGTCCAAGACGAAGCTGATGAGGGAGGGGATAGTGGACTACACGAAATACGAGAGATCGTTCCAGAGGATGAGCTAAGTGACGAGGCTGCACTGCTACTTTTGAAACGTGCGGATGGTGATGTTCTACGCGCGCTGAACATGTTTTACGAGGGGACGGCTGAGCGTCCGGCCGTGCCCCGTTCTGACGAGGCGAGTGCTACGGGGGCACCCGGCACCCCGTCCGAAGCGCACCAGTCGGCACTACCAGAAGCGCACGATCCGCTGGCATCGGACACGCAGGATGAGCTCACGATTGGCGCAAGGATGCCTGGTAGACCTCTGCCCGGTAAAGGAGAGGGCGAAAGCGTAGTAGATCCGTCTAAGTACGCCATTTTGTCTAGTATAAAGGACTGGAGGCGCAAGTTACACGACGCGCACATGCACCCGGTAACTATTACTGGGGTCGACGGCAAGAAAACGGAGTATCCAAGTGGCCAGCACTATCTGTATTCTCGACTGGTCGCGCACAACCCTTCTTTTGCGGACGAGTTCGTGTCTGGTTCGGGGTCTGCCATCGCAAAAAGCGTGGACGCCGCAGAGGCCGCCGTAGGCAAGACGGGGCTCTATAAGGGCAAGCGGTTGCGAGCTGTGGACATCGATGTTCGCCGTCCCCCCAGTGAGGAGCGCGACGTGGACAGGGTAAGGATGCTCAAGTCAAAGTTTGTTGATCCTGCCATGCGCGCGGCGCTGAATGCAACAGGCGAGGCGAAGTTGTTTGAGCGGATGTCTAGAAAGCCGAAGCGTCTCGACAGGTGGCTGATGAAAGAACGCTAGAGAAAACGTTACAAGCAAGCGGGGATTTGTTGTATCGATGCAACTGTATCGATATAACGCGGTTATACTGAATAAATATTGTACCTATATGGTAGTCAATGGGACTGTCGCGTCTGTCACGGTATCAAGTACGCCATCTACTGCCACTAGTCAGAAAGTGCGGACTTGACATGTCGAAGCAAAGCGACGCTGTTACTAGACGTGTCCTTCGTGCCGTCATCAACGACATACGGCGCGGAGATGCCATGGCCCTGAGGCGAAGCAAGCATTGCTCGCTGACAGCGTCTTACGCAATAACGTCGGTTAAGAAGCTGCCTCTGCCAGCAAGCGGCAGTTTTCATTCTTCGTATTTTATGCCTACCGAAATCCGCTCATCCATAGAAAAAGGGTCAAACTGGCTCGTCAAATATGAGTGCGAATTGCAACTAAGCCATGGGAGAACCGTTGCGGTGGTTTTCAATATTGTGTCCGTTGATAAGTATCACGGAAGCCCCGCAAAGTCCGAAGCAAGAGCGCGAAGCGTGGTGCTGAGAATGCTCAGATGGCTTTGTGTAGCCTACCCTCACTCCGACAAGAAATGTGGTGGTAACTTAGAGGTTTATTTCTATGACCTTACATGTCCGAAGTCTGCTCCGACAAGTGACGCCCAGGTTTTGTCTACGTCCCATGTAAATAGTGCGTATGCGGACGTCTGCGCGCCACATGGAACCATAACTATCTTCAGACGCGAGGAGTGGTTTAAGGTTTTCGTCCATGAGACCTTCCATGCACTCGGGCTTGACTTCGCAACACTTGATCAAAGTAGGTTTGACAGGGGGCTAAAAAGTCTGTATCGTCTTTCCATCGATTACGCTGCACAGGAGATGTATGCTGAGACCTGGGCACGTGTGGTGAACGTGTGCTACGCGGCGTACGACTCGGCGGCAGACACGGCTCAGAGCATCGACGCCGCGATAGAGTTGCTACAGTTGGAGAGGCTGCATGCGATTGAACAGTGTGATAGGGTTCTCGCCCACATGGGCCTTACATATTCGATCTTGTCTAGTAGAGACCCCGCGAGCGTTCGGACCCGGCAACTGGCCTACAAACAAAACACCAATGTGTTCTCGTACTACGTAGCAACGGCGGTCATACTGGGGGAGTTCCCACGCTTCTTCGCTTTCTGTCGCGAGCATAATACCGGACTGTTTGACTTCGAGAAGTCAACACACACAATGTTGGCGTTCACCGCGATGTATCTCGATATGGCGACTGATGACACCGTTGAGAAGGTTTCGCAGTGCTTGCGGTCTTCGCGGGGCGTGAGCGGGAGTTCTATGATGATGGGTTGTGTTGATTATGCATAGAAGCGCGTTTGGTAGCACTGCGAAGACGGGGCTTAATCGCTTGCTTATGCTTCGCACATAGCTCTTCGAACAGTTGGACCGGCCTACCACAAGTCTCCTCTCCATTTGCGTCGGGGGCGGTACACACGTACTGCATTGCCCCCTGCCCTTCGGGGACTGTAGCTTTGTTTTTCATCCAGGCTTTGCTGGCACCGTCAAAGTCAATGCCGTCCCAGCATGTTCCTCGGGTGAGCATTTTCTGTATTACGAGACATTCCCTTATGTGTTTCTGGTTAAAATTGATATTCTCCTTCGGAAGAGCGTTAACCGCACAGAAGAGAATGGGTGTCCCCCAGTTGAACCGCCATTTGCGCACTCACTGTGCCGACAATATATCTCAACTACAACTGACTGCTTTGCGAGGGCGGCGCGTTGCCATCGATGCCAGCATATATATGTATAGGGCCCTTTCGGACGACTGCCTTGTCGAGGGTATGTTCCAGTTGTTGTCGGTTCTGCGACATTGCGGTGTCTCCCCGGTGCTTGTCTTTGACGGGAAGGCGCCAGCCGAGAAGAACGCTGTACTAGATGAGCGCAGAGAGAGGAGGCGAAAGGCGACCGTCCGGCGAGGCGAAATCGAAGCATTGCTGGTCGAGTGTGTGGACCAGTATGATCGTGAGGACT